CTGCACGTACGGTTTGATGAGGGGACGGTGGTAACCCCACTGTTCTACTCTATCAAGGGTTCAGAAATAGAAGAAAAGAAAAGTGTGGAAAATAAAGGGTCTCCAAGCGTTGGAAGTTCCGTGGTAAATGTGAGCGGAGGTTCCGGCACCTGGAAACCCTTATTTTTTGCTGTCTATGGAAACATATCCATGACCAGAAAATACATAGGGTTGAGTGGACAGAATAGATAACGGGCATTTTGGGTAGGGTTGAGGAGACAGGATGGATGAATAATGAATTTAATGACATGAAGAAAAAAATTATAGGATTAAATGGTAACATTTTAGACTTGAGATTTGCCACCAGAAATTATGAGAGATTTTCAGTAGCGTAAAGCAAACAAACTTTGTTAGTGATATTCTTATTAAGAATATATATAAAATATAAACAAATATCAAAAAATATCAACAAAAATGTTGAAAATTAGGATGATTTAGTTATATAATGAATTGAGTTTGTAAGTCTATATACATAATATTGAGGTGAAATTATGAGTGAAGCAATCAGCGAAAAGTGGATAAACATTGAAGAGGCAGCTGAATATTTAGGGGTAAAATCGGTGACTGTTAGAAATTGGATAAAAAAAGCTAACGGAATACCAGCTCATAAGATCGGAAAACAATGGAAGTTTAAACTATCTGAATTAGATGTTTGGGTTAAAAGTGGTAGTAGCGCAATTGATTGATTAAAGAAATTTTAGTATGATGAGTAAATATTTTAGGGGGGTTCTGCTATGCCCAAAATTATGCAAATAATCGCTGAAGAGACAAATGGGATAAGTTATAATACATATAAATATAGCTATGACACTATTGGGCTTCCTGCTATAGATTATGATGATGAAACCAATAAGATTATGAAGTGGCAGGATACTGCAGAGACAGTAAAATATACAAAGTCAATTGAACTGAAGCCTCTGGCAGACCGTATAAATGGACAAAATCCATTACTTAAGTATTTCCTGGACGGTTCACGACATGTATTTAAAGTTGATGATATGGCATACAATAAGCATGTTTTTCCAGTTGTAGCAGGTCAAATTGGAGTTGGATGTTGTGGTAGAGAGAATAAGAAAATGTATCCTGAAATGTTCTATAGAGAATTGGTATTAGCGCTTCCTGATAAAAGCAATGCGGATGGTTGGAATGATTCAGCTTTCTACGCCTCCAAGGTTAAAAAGTTAAACGAGAGTCAAGATTTACAAAGATTAGGCATTCAGTTTTCAGCCATTATTCCATATTCCACATCTATAGCAAGTTCTAAGGACACAAAACTCGAGGATAGAGCAATAGGAGTAATTCAAGATTACATGATTGAATCTGAGAAGAAAATGGTTGCCGAGCTTGTTAAAAAGAGGTTACTCGGGCAGAAAAATTATTTATTGAAGGATGGCTCACTTGAATACAAAATTATGAAATCAGGAAGAGATGATTTACGAACTCTTCAAAAAATTAAGCACAACTATAGTTGGGTTATTGGGGTATCGAAATCCTTTAATCCTGAAAGTTGCCTAGATCATACAGGAAAGCCAAATTCAAATTACATCGCTAATTTACAGGTGTTTCATAGAACACCTGTAGCGCGATTCGAAAACAAGGAATTCCTTGGAGATGTTCAGTTTGGTGTATGGTATATTAGACTCAGGGATAAGTCTAGAACACAGACTCCATTTGATGGAGTTGTAAAAGTTGAAAAACTCATGATGGACGAAGAACTGGATAATGGTATTGATAGTGATGTTATTGATATGATTTCAGCGAATATTATAAATGAACGTAATCCAACTTGTTATGGTACTGACAGGCGATGGGCAAATCATTTATATCCAGTTTATTTAACAGAATCATATGTAAAGAGTAAATACATAAGTGCAGAAATGTTTTTACATCTGTTTTAAGGAGGAGATAATAATGGACGATAAGCTTATTGGACGAATTCTGGCTACGGAGAAAAACCCCACGACTATTGATAATTTTATTTTTTGGACGGATCCAGAGTTGATATTAAATCCGTTTGATATTGTAAAAGTTCAGCATGTCAATAATTCTTTCTCTTATGGAGTAATTGAAGATATTGCTCATATTACCGATGCAGCAAGCTTTTTAACTAATTTCATTTCAAGTGATTTTGGTAATGTTGAAGCTGAGGAAAATACCCTTCGTGTAGGTATGAATTATGTAAAAGCCAATGTGATTTGTAATACAGCAAATATTTATATACCTTTGCAAAATAATGCAAAAGTTATGTTGGCCACAGCAGATGAAATAAATTATGCTCTAGGCTTAAATGATATCCGTAATCCGTTAGTATGTGGATATCTGGAAATGTATGAAGGAACAAAGGACTGTGATAAAGTAACTCTTCCAGTAAATCTTAATTCCAAGTTTATTATTGGTCCAGAAGGAGCACATCTTAATATATCTGGTATTTCTGGCTTGGCATCTAAAACTTCATATGCAATGTTTTTATTAAAGGCAATTCAAGATAGATATCTTAGTAAGACCAAAGATGATGTGGACGAAGATAGTGTTGCATTTGTTCTTTTTAATGTTAAAGGTAAAGACTTATTGGCAATTGACCAACCGAATGATTTTAGTGACGAAAAAGACCCCGGAAAAGCAAGAACGGATACGTTAAATCAATACAAAGAACTGGGCTTATCTACGGAACCATTTAAGAATGTTCATTATTATTATCCATATTCTATTCCAAATACAAGAAATTGGAATACTTATATGACTCAGCAAGAAGTTGAAGATAATGTTAAGAAAAAGAAGGCAAAGAAATTCAAGTATATATATAAGTATGATAAGGATAATCTTGATTTAATGTTTGCTAATATTGATGATTCTAATCAGACAATGGACTCCATTATTAGCTATATCATGTCGGGACAAGGTAAGTTTGGACAAATTGGAGATTGGCAAGAATTCTTGGAGGCTGTAAAGGATAAGTGTGCAGCCGGTGGGGCAGGAAATGATAAGGAAATTCCTGTTGCAAGCTGGAGAAAGTTCTATCGAATCATAAACAAAGGAATAACTGATAATGCCATTTTTGCTAGGGAAATAGTTGAAGAGAAAGGAGAGACTAGGATAGGTGATGCTATAAAATATATAAAAAAGAATGAAGTTCATGTTATTGATATTGCTAAATTATCTGAGGATAAACAGGCTTTTGTATTTGGCGATGCAGTTCGTACTATATATGATTTACAATTGGGTCAATATAGTGGAGACGAAGGAGTAAATCCGCCAGCAAGAATAGTTATTTTCATTGATGAGCTTAACAAATATGCATCCAAGGACACACCGAAAAATTCACCTATTTTAAGGCAAGTACTTGATGTTGCTGAACGAGGTCGCTCTTTGGGAGTTGTACTATTTGCTGCTGAACAATTCAGAAGTGCGATACATGACAGAGTAACTGGTAATTGTTCTACTCATGCATATGGTAGAACAAATTCTATCGAAGTATCAAAAAGTGATTATAAGAGCATTCCACCAGTTTATAAAACGATGATGACACGGCTAAAACAAGGGGAGTATATAATTCAGAACCCAGTTTTTAGGTCTTTATTAAGTATAAAATTCCCAAAACCAATATATAAACAATTTAAGTAAGGAGATAGTTATGGCTACTATTGGAAAGAATATACTCGATAATCTTACAACAGGAATGTATTCTGATTCAAAGGTTATTTATAGAGAATATATTCAGAATGCTTGTGACCAGATTGACCTTGCAGTAAAGCATGGTGTTATAACTAAAGAAGAAGCCTCTGTTGACATCTTTATTGACAGTAGTAAAAGATACATCTGCATTGAAGATAACGCAACTGGCGTAGATACAAGTGGCTTTATTTCAAATTTAGGTGATATTGCTAATAGCAATAAAGAAATGGGTAAAAACAAGGGTTTTAGGGGTATCGGAAGACTATGTGGTCTAGCATATTGTAAAACACTGAAATTCACAACAAGTTATAAAGGAGAAGCAAAACGTTCTATAATGATTTGTGATGCAAAAAAAATGCGAGAGATGCTCATTGAAAATAAGAAATATACTATTGATGAGATTTGGGAAGCAATTGTAAAGTTTGAGGTTGGAGATGAAGATACAAATAAGCACTATTTTAAAGTTGAACTTATTGACATTAACAAAGAAAATACAGATTTGTTGGATGGTAAGAAAGTTAGAGATTATTTAAGCTTTGTTGCTCCAGTTCCATACAAAACCCCATTTTTTCTTTCAGGTCGAATTTATGAATATGCTAAAAAACTAGGCTATGTTATTAATGAATATAGTATAACAGTTAACGGCTTACAAATTTTTAAAGAATATACAACAAAATTGAAAGAGCAGAATGGTAATAATTTAAAAAATTACGATGAGATAACTGATTTAGAATTTCAGGATTTTACGGATGCTGATGGAAACTTATTGGCTTGGATGTGGATTGGGTTATCACGCTTTGAGAAATCCATACCTAGAATTAATCAAATGAGGGGCTTGCGGTTAAGAAGTGAGAATATTCAGCTAGGTAATGATGACTGCCTTCAAGAATTATTCAAGGAAACAAGAGGAAATTATTATTTTGTTGGTGAGGTATTTGCAGTAAGTAAAGCTTTGATTCCTAATTCTCAACGAGATTATTTTAATGAAAATGAAACAAGAGTAAGGTTTGAAGATGAGCTGAGAAATTATTTTTATGATGTATTACACAAGTTATACACAGATGCTAATCGAATTAAGAATGCATATAAGCGTCAAGAAGAGTTTATATTTAAAAAAGAAGAATTTGAAAAGAAAGTAAAAGAAAACGGTTTTGTTGATGAGGAAGAAAAGCAAAGACTTCAGTTTGATGTCGAAAAATCTAGAAAGACTGCTGAGGACGCAAGAAAACAATTAAATAAATTTGATAATTTAGAAAGTTCTTCTCCTATTTCGGTTGTGAGTAAAAGTATTGGAAGAAAATTTAACGCTAATGAGTTGACTAAGAAAGCAGAGTCAATAGCAAATGTGGATCTAGAAAATCAAGAGAAGAAGAAATCATATATTACATCTACAATGTCAAAACTGTCAAGAAGTGAAAGAAAACTTGTAAGTCGTATTCTTTCTATTATTACCGATAATGCTCCAAAGGAAGTTGCTGAACAAATAATTGACAAGATAAAGGAAGAGTTGAAATAAATATGAATAGAAAAGTGTTGCTCATAGAGCCAAATTACAAAAATAAGTATCCACCGATGGGGTTGATGAAAATTGCTACATATTATCGAATGGTTGGTGATGATGTAAGGTTTTATAAGGGTGACATGAAATCATTAGCAATAGAACTGATATGTGAGGATTTGTTAAATCATTTGAGTATCTTATTTCCAGAGATATACTGGAAAGAGTATTATCCTGAGTTATTTGCATTTATAAAAATAGGAAAATATTCTGTGCTTGACTCAAAACCTATTTTTAATGATGAGGTTGTACTAGATGCGGTTAAGGAGTATAGAAAAAAGTATAAAGAAAAAGATTATTTTACTAACCCAAGGTTTGATAAAGTCGGAATAACAACTCTATTTACATTTTATTGGGATATAACTATAGAGACTATAAATTTTGCAAAGAAACTATGTAAATCTGAGAAGGATGTCATGGTTGGTGGAATCATGTCTTCGTTACTTTCAAACGAAGTTTACTTAGCTACGGGGATTAAGCCGTTTGTTGGTTTGTTAAATCATGCAGGAGACATTGATCCAGGAAATGATTTGATAATTGATGAGCTGCCACTAGATTATTCCATTTTGGATGAAATAGATTATGTATATCCTGCGAATAATGCATATTTTGCATATATGACACGAGGATGTATTAATCGCTGTAAGTTTTGTGCCGTCCCTAAATTAGAACCTCAGTTCTGTGACTATATTAGTTTAAAAAAACAAATTGAATACACTACTGAAAGATTTGGTGAACAGAGAGATTTATTATTATTAGATAACAACGTATTGGCTTCTCATAACTATGAAGAGATAATTGATGAAATTAAAGAGTGCGGTTTTGAAAAAGGTGCGACTTACATACCAACTAATGAATATGAAATAACAATTAGAAATTTGCAAGAGCACTATAATGATCGAGCATACATCAGAAAAGCTGTAAAAATATTCAAGGACATAGTTGATCGTCTTAAAAATGATGAGGAAAAAACAGCATTGTTTATGTTATTGGAAGAAAAGAAATGTTTATATTATTATACTGCTACAAGAGATGCTATTCTAGAACTTGATAAAACAGTACGTCCGTTGTATGAAAAAACACATAAGCCAACTAAAAGAAAAAGAATTGTTGATTTTAATCAAGGTATTGATTCGCGACTAATTACTGATAAAAATATGAATAAACTATCCGAAGTAAATGTTTATCCACTAAGGGTTGCGTTTGACCATTGGAAATTGCGAGATATATATGAACGTTCTATTAGAACTGCTGTAAGAAATGGAATTTCAAATCTATCAAACTACCTTCTGTACAATTATGATGATAAACCAGAAGAGTTATATTATCGTTTACGGATGAATGTAGATTTATGCGAAGAATTAGGCATATGTATATATTCGTTTCCAATGAAATATCATCCGATTAATGACCCTGAATTTTTCAAAAATCGTGATTTTATTGGTGAATATTGGAATAGAAAATTTATTAGAGCTGTACAAGCTGTGTTGAATTCTACGAAAGGAAAAATAGGGCGAGGAGTTGAGTTTTTCGAGGAAGCTTTTGGTAGAGATATAGAGGAGTTCAATAAAATTCTTTGGAT